ACCATGGATGGAACCGAAACTTATGTGAGTAAATTAATTCAGGAAGCACAGGAGAACTTATGATAGATGGGCAAGCACTATTTGCTTAACTTGTACGGTTGTTCGTTTGTTCTTTTAAATGACGAACGATGTCTTGTTGACTTATTAGAAAATGCAGCAGCTGCATCAGGAGCAACTGTGGTTCAAACGATTTGGAAAAAGTTTGAACCACAGGGAGTCACTGTAATGTGTTTATTATCTGAGAGTCATATAAGTATTCATACTTGGCCAGAAGAAGGAAAAGCAGCAGTAGATGTTTATACCTGTGGAGATTGCAATCCAAAGATTGGATGCGATATTATTATTCAACAACTTTATGCATCAAATCATACATTAAGTTACATTGAAAGATAATTGTATCAAAAATTACAAAAGTGCTTGCATAAATTTTAGGTAGATGTTATAATACATCTATCGTTCATTCCCAACGGGAACGGAAGTAAGCCGACTCGGAACGGATCGTTCATTCTCTATTCGCAAATAGAGAACGCAAAAGCCGACTGAAGGAACGCTCTTTAACCTAAACAACTAAGGAGAACCCTAATGTCACAAGTCGTATATCGTGGTGTCGCATATGACACCGAAGTTCGTCGCCAAGCACAGGCACAACAACAGCAACAGCCTCAAGCATACAACGAAACCTATCGTGGTGTTAAGTTTGTAAAGGAAGGGCAAAAATGAAAAACAAAAACAACTGGCAACTTGTTTTAATCAAGCAACAAAAAGAAAAAGAACAACGTAAACATCAAGCAAAATTAGCAATGGCAATGCGCTGATATTCTGAGAGGGTTGACACCCTCTCTTTTTTTATCTATAATTACTGTGTCAGTATTATGAAAATGGATAAAGAGAAACTCAAACTGATTGTTAGAAACCTAGAATCTCTAGTTGAATGTTTAAAGTCAGAAGTTTATTCTGATGTAGATTCATACAAACCAAATTATGAAGAAGTAGCACCTTACATTACTGATTACGACGAAGTATTTTATGATGGAGATGATGATGGATATCCCGACTGAGTTTGAATTTATGAAACCAGAAGTAAAACTCATTAGTGTCACTCCAGATGCTGAAAAGCATATGGCATATTGTGCTCGGGTAAGTAATCCCAATAATCAAGAGAACGAAAAGTTTTCTGGACTACTGAAGTATTGCATTCAACACCAGCACTGGTCGATCTTTGAGCAGGCATCGATGACTGTAGAGATTAATACTACAAGAGGCATTGCAGCACAAATTTTGAGGCATCGTAGTTTTACTTTTCAAGAGTTTTCTCAACGATATGCTGATACTGGACTTTTAAGTAAATCCATTCCTCTCCCCGAACTTCGTAGGCAAGATACTAAAAATCGTCAAAACAGTATTGATGACATTCCTGATTATTTGAAGTTGGTTTTACTTGAAGACATTCGTGTGCTTTTTGAGCACTCTCAGAGCATCTACAATCGTCTTCTAGATAAGGGTGTGGCAAAAGAGTGTGCAAGGTTCGTACTGCCTTTAGCAACCCCCACACGCCTCTATATGACGGGCTCTGTGCGTTCTTGGATACACTATATTGATCTTCGTTCCGCACACGGTACGCAGAAGGAACATATGGAAATTGCAGAAGCAATTCGTTGCATTTTTACCTGCCAGTTTCCTGCTGTGTCCGAAGCCCTTGGTTGGACTCGTGAAGGATGTGATGAATGTGTGGATGCTCCCTCTATCACTCTTGAATAAATATTTTCATACAAAATGGAGTAAAAACTTTGGCAACGTATCCAGTTTATAATAAAACCACTGGTGAACAGAAAGAAGTAACGATGAGCGTTCACGACTGGGATCAGTGGAAAAAAAATAACCCCGAGTGGGATAGGGATTGGAGTGATCCATCAACGTGTCCTTCTGCAGGAGAAATTGGTGAGATCTATGACAAACTTAAGAAATCTCACCCTGGGTGGAATGAAATTTTGGATAAAACTTCGCGTGTTCCGGGATCTAAAGTAAAAAAAGTATAAAACCTTGCTATGTTATTATTGTGGTTCAGAACCAGAATTAAAACAACCTCATAGAGGTAAAGGAAAATATGTAGGAGTTCCAGTTCCTTATAATGGGATTGATAGAATAGATAGTAATGTTGGATATAAAATTGATAACTGTGTATCTTGCTGTACTAAATGCAACTATATGAAAAGTGATATGGATGTATCTTTATTCACAAAACATATTTTAAAAATCGCAAATCATTTACAAAAAACTTAAATATGCCAAGAAAAAGAAACCAACCAGCATCACCCGTTCCTTTTGGAATGAGTAATAAGCAAATGCAACGTAAAAAACCAATCAATACGGAGTTAATGAGAAGCATTGAGCCTCTCACTGACAATCAAGAAGAATTTTTTAAATCGTATAAAATGGAGCAAAACATTGTTGCATATGGTTGTGCTGGAACAGGCAAAACCTTCATCGCATTATATAATGCACTTCGAGATGTATTAAATGAAAAGACTCCATATGAAAAAATTTATATCGTAAGATCTCTTGTTGCGACTAGAGAGATTGGATTTCTTCCTGGAGATCATGAAGACAAATCTTCTCTTTACCAAATTCCTTATAAGAACATGGTGAAGTACATGTTTGAGATGCCAGATGAATCTTCGTTTGAAATGCTTTATGGCAATCTTAAAACTCAAGGAACAGTAAGTTTTTGGAGTACATCATTCATTCGTGGAACAACATTAGACAACTCAATCATTATCGTTGATGAGTTTCAAAATCTAAACTTCCATGAACTCGATTCGATTATTACTCGTGTTGGTGAAAACTCTAAGATTATTTTCTGTGGTGATGCAACTCAGTCGGATTTGATTCGAACAAATGAGAAGAATGGAATCACTGATTTTATGAAGGTCTTGCGTGTAATGCCATCCTTTGATATAATAGAGTTTGGCGTTGAAGATATTGTTCGCTCTGGATTAGTGAAAGAATATATCCTAGCAAAAATGGAAGTTGGTGTATGAGTTTTATTCATTGTAATTACTTAGGTGAACTTGAACTAGAAAAGAAAGAACAGAATGGCATCCGTCTCTACAATCTTCCGAATGGGGACTGGGTGCCTTCTATTACTTCAGTCACCTCATTCTATAATCGCCAAATTTTTGCGAAGTGGCGTGAGCGTGTTGGGCTTGAAGAAGCAAATCGCATCACGAAGAAAGCAACAGCAAGAGGAACTGATTTTCACCAAGTCTGTCAAGATTATCTTGAGAATAAAGAATTGGATTGGAATAATTACCAACCAATGACAAAGTTTATGTTTTTTCATGCAAAACCTTATCTTGATAAGATAAATAATATTCATGCAATTGAACGAACACTTTACTCTGAGTATCTTGGATTGGCAGGAAGAGTAGATTGCATTGCTGAATATGACGGCGAACTCGCAGTCATTGACTTTAAGACTTCAGAAAAAATCAAACCAGAAGAATGGATTGAAAACTACTTTGTTCAAGAAACGTTCTATGCTGCTGCATACTACGAACTAACGGATATTGTTCCTGTAAAACTTATCACCATCATGGTAACTCCTAGTGGTGAAGTCAAAGTATTTGACAAAAGAAACAAAGGGGATTATATTAAGTTATTAGTTCGATATATTAAAGAATTTGTACGTCACAATACTAGGCAAGATGGAGAATGAATTAGAGAAGGTTCTAGAGAGCAAATTCTTTTGCCCATCAAGATTCGCACAAGAGATCGAAAATCTTGTGCAGGTTAATGCAGACATGAATTACATCGATGCAATTATATATTTTTGTGAGCAGAATAGCATTGATGTAGAGTCTGTTCCAAAACTTATCTCAAAGCCTTTAAAAGAGAAGATTAAATACGAAGCAATGGAATTAAACTTCCTCAAAAGGAGCTCCAGAGCAAAATTACCTCTTTAATCCATTTTTGGGTGGAAAAAATTCCGGTAAAAATTTCCTTATATTACTTTTTTTGAATGATGCCATACGACGCATATAAAGAATATCTTTCGCTAAAAAATCACTTCACGAAAGATAATTACGATTATCATAAGTATTGTGGTAAAAGTCGTGCAAGTGTTCAATCATTCTATAAACGTAAAGATAGAATGTGGTTTGAAAAAGTGGCACGACAAAAATCAGACAAAGAAGTTGTAGATTTTTTTGTAGCTAATTTTGTCTCTTGTCCGGATCCAGAAACACTTTGGATTGGTGAGATGATAAAAGAAGGTGAGGGAAGATACCAGCAATGGCAAAAGAAAATTCAGTCATTATCTTATTTCTTTAAAGATGAAGTGCAACAATTATTCGATACTCATAAATTTAAAGAAGTTTTCAATTGTTCAAAGGGACACCCTCCAATTTTAAAAATGTTCCTGAGCGGTAAAATTAGCCTAGAAACTCTAGTTATTTGTGATAGAATATTCCTGTTCGGGAATACGTTTGATGAAAAACTTAAGGATCCTGTGTGGGAAACTGTAAGTAAAAGAATAAAAAAATATAA